ATTACTTAAATTATTGGTGAGTATACTATGAAACTCAAAGATTACTTTGGAATTATAAAACCCAACTATGTTTATTTAAAAATAACTCCTGATACAAGTATAAGAAATTACAATAGCACTGGTATAGCAAAAGCTATACATCATATGCAAAAATCACTTAAAGATAGAATTAGAAAAGATTGTAAAAAGTTCAAGTTAGAAACACCAATAAAATGTAGTTACTTAATAGACATTTATAAAGAAAATGTATTTTTTTACTTAGTTGTACCTCAAAGTTATGTAGATATGATGAAAGTTAAGATAAAAGAAGTATGGCAAAAAGTTACAATAGAAGAATGTAATAGTATAGAGCCATTTACCGACAACGCATTAAAATACCATATGACATATAAAAGAGAAGATGCTTTAATTTTAGATACGGATAAAAAGAGTAATGAACCACTTAATAATATTTTAAATGTAATAGATGTTTTACAAGATACTGATAGAGTGTCTATATATTATAATTTTATTCCAATTAGTCAAATGGGATGGGCAACTAATTTTGATAAAACAATGGAGAAAATTAAAAATAGTGAACCTATAGAAAAACAAAAAATGTCATGGAAATATATAGCTAAAAATACACTAGCTTTATTAATTGAATTGTTAGATGCACTATTTGAAGCATTTCATTATATAACAGGAGGTAAACCTAAAACAAAAAATGAAAGTTTGTCATTACTAGAATTAGCTGTATCAACATTAAATTTAGATAAAGATTTAAGTGCATCAAAGAGAAAGAGAAATGAAATCGTTTTAAATACTCAGATAGTTGTACTATCAGACAGTAAAGATAACAGTAGGAAATATAATAATGCTATATCAGTATGCCAAGCATATAAATCTATTGAAAAGGATAATGAGCTGGTATATAAAAAATTAAAAGATAAAACTAAAATAGAGCTAAATTCATTTTCTTTACCAGTAGAGCCTATAAAAATGTGCATAAGTGAATGTCAAAATTTAATACAACTTCCAGGAAGAGAGTTATTAGAGCAATATAAAATTATAAAGAAAATAGATGTTACAGAAACAAAAGTTCCTAAACCATTATCAAAAGGAGTTATAAGAGTTGGAGTTAGTACTTATAAAGGTTTACCAACAGAAGTTTATCAAACTGAAGATAGAGAATTAAAAAATACTGCTATATGTGTAACGGGTCCGAATAGAAGTGGTAAATCTACTTTAATTGCTAATATGGTTTATGATTCAATTAATGATGGTAGAAGTGTTATATTACCTGACTTTTGTGGAAAATGTCAATTAAGCGATGAATTAGCACAGGTTATTCCTAAAGATAAGATACTTAATATAAAATGTGACGATTGGGATACCTTACAAGGCTTTGGATACAATGAAATAGTTCCTAGAAATGATTCTATATTTGAATTATATAATTGTGCTAAAATGAAATCTGCTAAATTAAAGGAGTTAATTAATCTAGTTAATAATGGAGAAAATGACTTAGAAGGAAGAATGGAAAGATATTTAGAGTTTGCTTCTTTGGTTGTATTTGTATGTAACGGTTCTGTTAATGATGTTTTTAAAGTATTGAAAGATCATAGATTAAGACATGAATATATTTCTAAGATTCCTAAAGAATTAAAATCTGAGATGGATGAATATATAGAAGAATTGCTTGAAATAGATGAATGGTCTAAAGGTACTAAAGATTGTCCTTCAGAGATAGTAGGAACTAAGCAAGGTTATATAAGTGCTATATTAAGTAGAGTTCATAGGCTTAAAGGTAACTCTTATATAGAAATGATGTTAAAAAGAGAATGCGATAATAATATTAATCTAATAGATGAAATGCAGAAAGGTAAATTGATATGCATTAAAATGTATGATGTTATGTTTGCTACTCAAGAGCAAAAGGATATTTATGTTTGTTATTGGATGACTAAAATATGGGGTGCATTACAGAAAAGGTATTGTGATATTCCTCAAGAAGAATTAATTCAATCAATAATTTTATTAGATGAATTATATCAAACTAAAAACTGTGAGAAGTATCTAACTATGATATTATCACAAATGCCTAAGTACAGGACTAAATTAGTATTGAGTTGTCATCATTTAGATCAAATATCTACAATACAAGAAGAACTTAAAAATGCTAGTTGTAGTTATACTTTTATAGCAGGTTCTAATAAGAAAAACTTTAATGCTATGAAAGAAGAGTTTGAAGATAAGGGTTATAGTTTAGAAGATTTTCTACATTTAAAAAGATATACTGCCTTAAACTTATTAGCCTATGAGGAAGGAACTTGGGCAGGGGTTACAGCTCTACCAAAACCAATTAAAGTATAGAAATAACTAAGACTAGGGGTTTCCTAGTCTTTTATAATTATTATTGAAATACTAATCGATTTTCAGGCTCACTATTAAAAGTTTTCATAAATATTCTAGGCAATATATGAACATCTAAACATGCTATCATTCTCATTATATCATTAAAACCTAAAAGCATTAAATTATCATATTTCTCAGCACATTCAAAAGCATTTTCATTGATTCTACCAGTTGTAATTACAATACACTCATCAGCACCATCTATAGTCATTGCTCCTACGAGTTTTTGCACAATTTCACGACCTACTATTCCACCGAATTCAGAGTCATAATGTTTGCATTCTACATAAATCTTTTTACCATCATCTGAATAAAGAATTACATCTTTTCCTCCATCATTACCAGCTTCAGTTAATTCTACATCATAACCCTGATACTTAAATAATTCTCCACAGAATATTTCAAATTCCCTAGGACTCATATTTTTTATAAGGCTTACAATTTCATCATAGTTATAATTAATATTTCTATAATGATAAGTATTTTTTATCCATCTGATTAGTTTCAATGCATATTTAAAAGTATATTTTATTATATCTACGGATAAAAGCACAAACCACAAAAGTAATGTAATAACTATACCAGATGCAGTATAGTACTTTTTACTATGATTATAAGGTCTAAAGTATTTATATTTGCTCATTATAACACTCCTTTTCAGAGTTTATTATGTGAAATAAAGTCAAATTTATGTATAACATTATATTACTAATATGAAGTATAATTGCTACATTAATTCTCGAGGAAATTCCCCTTAAAATCACATAAACATATAAATACCCTACAAGCCTTTTAAACTTCAAAATTAGCCCTATTTGCCTATGTTTTTCTCTTGTAATTTATTCCTTGGTACGGGGTTAGCCTTCACCCAAAAGTGGGGAGGGCATTGTTTAACTTGATACACTTTTGTTTTCAAATTAATAATTTGGCAATAATGTAGTAATAGATAATTAATTTGTAGTTAGTGAGGCGAAATAATTGAGTTCAATATTTTTTGGTGATAGTAAAAAACTAGAGCAAGTGCTAAGAACTTCTGCGAAAAATCAACTAGATAGCTATGCAGATGAATGGATAATTTCTTTTGAAGGCTTACAGAATGCATTAGATGCTGTAGAGGATGTGCCTAATCCTAGAATAAAGATAGTATTCGACTTAGAAAAGAATAAAGTTTCTATTTATGATAATGGAAATGGTTTTCCGTGTAGCAGCGAATATTTTGGGTTGGGTTATGGTGAAAAGTTTGCTATAAATAACCACAATATACGTGGTGAACATGGCGTTGGGATGAAAATGATAATCATATGTTCTAAGCAATTTGAGCTAATTACTAGAAATAGATCTAATGGTAAACTGTGGTATGCATCTTTTAAAAATGGATATAGGTTTTTGGAGGAAGATGATGAAGAAAGGTTCAATGACACATATTTAGAATTTGAAAGACTGCCTAATGAATATAATACATTAATAGAATATACTTTTCCTAAAGCTGATGAGCATCCATTAAGAAATATATCAGTGAGGGAGTTTATATCTAACATATTTACTGAGTATGAAGGAATAAAGCCACATGAAGAATTGTTAAAAAATCGAAGTAAAGCAAATTTATATATTGAGCATTATTTTAGAACTCATTCATATACTGGAGATGTTAATAGATTATTTGATAATAAAAAGCCAGCAGAAATTGAAGTAGTAATCATGAAAGATACTTCGCTTAGTAAAAATGAGTTAAAAACGGTATATGATAGAAGTTTAATTGATTACTGGAACGAAGAGCCAAATTTTAAGAAGCATATAATTAAATTCAAAAGTAAGTATTGGGATATTCTAGACTTTTTTGAAGAGCCATTGAAAAAAGGAATATTTACAGAAAATATGCTAACTCACTTTTCTCCTAAAACAAAATATGGTGGTAGTAATATATGGGTCATGAAAATACTAGATAAAGAATTACTAAGAAATTTTTTAGTTAATGTAAGCTTAAATAATATCTATGAAGTAGATAAATTTAATACATTAATTCAAGAAAAAATTAGGGGGATATATTTAATTATAGCTTCAGCAGCAACAAATGCTAAATACAATGTGAATAATTTACTACTCGGTAAAGCTGAACAGATTATTGCGGCAGATGGGGTCTTAACAACTAATCCAATAAGATCGCCCAAAAGAGGAAAAAATCAGAGTTACTTAAATAACATTCATATTGTAATAAATATTAACGATAGAGTAAATTATGGAAAACAGGCAATGAAGAGTCCAAATCTTCTTTCATACATATATAAATTCTTTGAGCAAATATATGTAAGTAGGCTAGTAAATTTAGCTATAAGTGTAGCAGGTAAGATGCCAAATGAAAATGAATATGATTATAATGAACCCGAAATAGTAATTTCAGAAGTTGGAGATATATTGGACAATTTATCCATAAAAAAAGTTCCGCAACATGAAAATACATTAATTGCTCTTTTTTATGAGTTAATTGGGAGGGGAATAATCAGGGGCATTGAAACATACTATTTATCCTCTTATGAAAAATACGATGGTAAAATAAATATATTTTCTAATATTACTAATGATTACAAGAAGATACGTAGAAATGAAGATCTAATGGTTGTAGAATTTAAAGTCAATTTAAGTGATTTAATAAAAGACTTCATAGATAATTCTAAAAGTATTTCTGATTTAAATTTGATTGTTATATGGAATGGAGACATACCTCAAAAAACGGAATACTACATTTTAAATTTAGAAAATTCTGCACATCAATATATTGGTATTAATGGAATAGATGAAGTGTTAGCAGATATGGATGGAAATCAAGTTCCTATTTTAATTTTAAAAAACTATGTTAACACTCAAAACAATAAGAAGACTAAGAGCAATTAAGCTCTTAGTCTTCTTCTACGTACTCAATTATATTGTCTATTTTACAATTAAAGAATTTACATAAGGCATCTAAATGTTCTTTAGGAATCATCTTAAATGTATCATTGCAGTATGCTGATATAGTTGGTTGTCTAATGCATGTTCTTTCACTTAATTCCTTTTGAGTAATTCTTTTTTCTGCCATCCTAATATGAAGTTTCATTTTTATCATGGTATCACCTCAATATAATAATAACACATATCGTATAAAAATAAAATAAAAAAGTTTAAAATATACTAAAATCGTATTGACAATATACGAAATACGTATATAATAAAGATATAAGGTAAATAAAACCAAGTCAATATTAAGATAAAGGCTAGAATATAGCTACTCAATATATTTTAAATTTCAAATAGGGGGAATAAAAATGTATAGAACGTTAATAAATCCAGTGGTAAAAGTCGGAGTAGAGGAGTTAGTTGAAACTTTGAGAGGGTTAAGATTATTCAGCATCACTGGAGATGTGGAAGAGGTAAAGGTACTAGAAAATCTTACGGTTACAGAGAATGACGGAGTAATAACTATCTCTGGAATAGAGCCTGAAGAATTAACAGAAGACCACTTTGTTATAAATGCCAATCATATATTGCATTACAAGGAAGAGAATCATTGGTTTGACAAGGTGAAGACGATTGACTTCGACATGAGCGATGGTAGATTGCTCATGGTGGAAGCGTGGATTTAAGGCATGTAAGAAGGGTTTATATTAACAAATCCGATATCAGTAGAAATGATAACGATAACCTTTGGAATAATCTTCTGAAGGTTATCTAGTTTAAGACTATTAACAAATCGCTTTAATCGAGTTATAAAACTTGAAAATCACAATAATTAATAATAATGTCGAAATTTAGAGGAAAATACTTGTAACAAATTAGTTGACTAAAAGTCACTTGAAAGTTATTATTTATATATAGGGTTACGATAAGTAAACTAAATAATTAATAAGGTGAGTGCAATGACAGGTTTAACATATATCAGAGAAATATTTAATATGTCTATGAATGATTTAGCAGAAAAATTAGGTGTTACAAAGCAGACTATTTCAAAATGGGAAAGTGGAAAAGTTCAAGTTTCAGATGAAAGATTATCTCAATTAGAGCATATTTTTAAATTATCTGCGGCGTTTTTTCTTAAAAAAGAATTTACTGACGCTGATATAATTGAAATAGAGCAAGCAAGATTCCTTTACAAAATAAGAAAGCATACTACTGAAGAATATAGTATGGAATTTATTGATAAATACTGGGGTGCTGTATTTAAACCACAAGAATTAATGTATCTGTTGGAAAATATTAAAGATATATTTGAGAGTTTAGATAGCGACCATTTTATAGAACTTAGTGAAGTATTGGTAAATGTAATAAATTTAGTTGAAACTGATACTGATTACATTTATAAAATATCAGAATTAGTTGACTTGGTATACGAAGAACCAGATGATGTACCAAGTGAATTGCCTACTTTAGAAGAAATGACTAAACAAGATTTAATAAAAAGACATATAAGGAATCTTATTAGGGATTTAAACAAACTGAACGGACACGAAGAGTATAACTAATAGGGGCAGGTAAAAACTGCTCCACTAAATAAAATAATTAATTAAATTTTAGGAGGATGAAAATGATAGATAAAAGAATTCTAATTACTATTGAAAAGGTAGGACAAGAAATTAACAATGCTATTGAATTAGATATAAATTTAATTAATGGATTAGCTGAAGATATTCAGGAGTGGAAAGATTATAAAGATGATATTGATGATTATGAATTTTTGTACTCTGAAGAAGTTAGTGAAAAAATAAGAGAGAATGGTTTAGAGAT